CCATTACCTGAATAGCCAGCAGCACCACCGCCCCCACCCGAAGCGGTATTGCCATATCCATTTCCACCGCCACCGCCTGAATGTCCGCCTGTGTAAGTACCGCTAGGAGAACCACCACCACCACCACTTTGTGAATTTGGTATGCTTTGACCTCCTCCAGCAACCGCACAAAATGCAGAACTAGCAACTCCACTAACACTAAAAGCGCATCCGCCTTTACCAACAACGATGGTGTATGAATTACCAGGAGTTACAGAAATATTGTTTCTGTAAACCAAAGCACCACCGCCTGATCCACCTCCAAAGTATTGAATACAAGTGCAACAACAAGGACGGTAATTATATCCACCGCCACCAGCTCCACCACCTCCAACGGCAACTATTGAAACCTTAGTCACTCCTGTTGNAGCAACCCAAGTGTAAGTACCTGAGGTTGTGTAAGATTGCGATCCAGGAGGCGCACCAAAACTGCGTTCATTTTGCCAAAAAGCAACTGTTGCTCCACTCATGTCAAACCACTCCCTGAAATTAACCAAGTTGTTGATGTCATTTTTACTGCGGTTGCTGAACCATATTGTGCTAATGTGCGTGAACCTGTTGTACCTGCACTAGACAAATACATTGTGTCCGTTGTAATTGCAATCGTCACGGATTGAGAAGTCATGTTGATAAAACTTAATGTTGTTCCAACTGGATAAGCAACACTTGAATTAGCAGGAATAGTAAAAGTTCTAGCATTCGCATCAGTTGATGGATGGAAAATAATTTTTCCTGAATCAGCTAAAACAGTTGTGTAAGCAGCAGACTGTGAGTTAATTGGAATTGTAAGAAAACCAACTGCATTAGTTCCATCTGCGGTGCAATTGCTTAAATTTCCACTAGTGGGTGTTCCCAAAACAGGAGTAGTAAGTGATGGTGAAGTTGCTAAGACAACTGAACCTGAACCTGTTGAAGTTGTTGATCCAGTACCTCCATTTGCAACAGGTAATGTGCCACTTACTGCTGAACCCAATGCAACATTACCTAATGAAAGTAATCCTGCTCCATTGGTTTGCAAAACTTGACCACTAGAACCATCAGCGCTTGGAAGCGTAAAAGTTACAGTAGATGCAGTATTTGGACCAGCAAGGTTAATTGCCCCACCTAAAGTCGCTTGAAAAACTAATTGTCCCATGTCGTTTCCTTATGGCAGTATGATGAGTTTACCAGAGGTCAAAGCCCCTGTGCTTGGGTTAAATTGGAGCTTTGTTGAACTTGTGTATTCAGTTGTCAAATTACCTGTTGTCTGATTTGCAAACAACAAATACCGAGTTGCATTAGTAGACGTATCGTCTGTCACGGTTGCATAAGCCACAGGAGTTGCCCATGTGGGTGCGCTTGATCCGTTTGAAGTTAACACTTGACCTGTTGTACCTGCAGCAGTAAATGCGTATGCAGAACCAGTACCGTAGGCAATAGCGCCAGCAGTAGGAGTAGCCGTACCATTTGTACCTCCGCCTGTAATTCCTAAAGTACCCCAAGATGGCGCACCTGTTGAACCTGCCGTAATCAATGTTTGACCTGAAGTTCCATAACCTGTTGTGCCACTTAATGCAGGTGTTGTGCCCAAGTTAGTGGTAAACCCTAACGCACCAACCGCATTGATAACGTGCGCTGATTGTCCTGTTGTTCCCCAAGCAAAATAAGATTTGTATCCATTTCCCGAACCAAATGTAATGTCACCATCATGTCCCGAGAAATAAACACCGTTGTTGATCGAGAAAAAATCATTTGGTGTTGATGCGCTGAATGTCGATGAGTTCATCCCAAACTCACCATAATATGATGAGTCTGTGCCTTGGTCGTTAGAAATTACATAGTTAGCAGATGCGCCAGCACTTGTGCTCTTATTTTGTATAACAAGTTGGTTATAAGAACTTGAAGTTGTGCTACCAAATGTCGCTATTGAATTTGATGCGTTAAAACTTAAAACTGGTGTGGTACTTGTGACCGTATTAGCCGACAAAGTGGTGAAATCACCGCTTGCTCTTGTTGTTGCACCAATTGACGCACCGTTAATCGTACCGCCTGTGATAGCAACACTACTTGCATTTTGTGTAGCCATCGTGCCAAGACCACTAATTGCGGTGCTTGGAATAGTTGAACTAGCGGTAAATGCACCTGTTCCGTTACCAAATAGATAACCACTTAAAGTTGATGCACCTGAACCACCTGAAGCCACAGGCAAAGGTGATGACAAACCTGTAATTGAACCACCAGTTATTGAAACGTTGTTCGCATTCTGCGTTGACATCGTTCCAAGACCAGTAATATCGGTGTTAGGAATCGTTGTAGCGCCTGTTAGGGCCGTTGTTCCTGATCCTTTGACATAACCTGTCAATGTGGTCGCTCCTGTGCCTCCTGAAGCCACAGGAATCGCTGCAGATAGGCCAGTAATCGTGCCACCAGTAATTGCCACAGATGACGCATTTTGCGTAGACATTGTGCCCAAGCCTGTGACTTGAGTGTTGGCAATCAAAATTGATGTGTTTGAAGCTGCCGTCAACTGACCTTGAGCATTTACGGTGTAGGTTGGAACGCTTGAAGCGCTTCCATAGCTACCTGCTGACACCGCAGTACTAGTAATACTGAATTGATAAGAGCTTAAAGTTAAGCCTGTTCCTGCGGTATAAGTCGCTGCAACACTAAAGTTGGACCATGTGACGTTGGTTGTGCCTAATGTGCCACCTGGTTGTACAGGGCAATACCAAGCACTACCACCCAAAGTATTGCCTGATTCAACAAAAACCAAAGCAGAAACCAATTCTGTCCATGTGTTTGCATCTTGCGACCTCACCCATGCGCCTGATGCGACCACGTAAATGCCGTTATCAGGTTGGTTAGACTGATTCTTGACCAACACACGCATTCCCGATGTCAATGCACTAGGCCAATCACCACCGCTTTGTGTACCCAAGCCTGAAAGGGTCACATTGTTTGTTGTGCCGTAGTTAACAGGTGGTTTCCATGAGATTCCAAGAATTGCAGAATCTACATATTGTTTGTTCGTAACGTCATAAACTCCAACAGGCGCAGAGTTAACTTGTGCTGCTGAAAAAACACCAGTTGACGGTGTTGTAGCCCCAATTGTCGTACTGTCAATTGTGCTATTTGTGATGATCAACCCTGATTGATAAGGGTTTGGAATGGCATAGAAAGGCTGCCCCTGACCAATAAATGTTTGAAAATTACCTGAAGTGTCGAATAGACCCTGAATAGGTACAAGATTTTGAACAGTAGAGTTGGAAGGAGCAGCCATAGGTTTTTTACGATTGATCCGCAGCGGGAGTTACATAAAGTGTCGTACTACCTGCGCCAATTGCAGTTAGNTAATACGGTGTCGTAGGTGTTGCCAAAATCAAAGGAGTGGTCATGTTAGGAGGCAATACATAGTCTCCTGAATTTCCATCGCTAGGAATGGCTACACCTGACAAATTTGCATTTGTCTGATTCCAACGAATTGCACAAGCACTTGAACCAATGTTTAAAAAACTGGTGTAGTTAACTTGATCGTTCGTTGTGTCGTTGATCTGCACCGCTGAATGTGCAGATGTAGTGACCGCTAATGCGTAGGTTTGACCTGCATTNCGTTGAACGGTTGAACCTGCCATGATTAAACTGCCGTAACAGGAGCTGGACCTTCAAGTCTAGTGANAGNAATCACGTATTGACCTGAAACTGGTGTCANAGTTGCCGTACCTGTTAAGTTGCCAAATTGAACTGACAAAATACCTGCGGTCAAGCAATCAGCTTCAGCAATGAATACACCTGCGGTTTGTGCGCCAACTGCACCCAACACGGTCACGATGTCTGTGGTCTGAAGGCCAGGCACAGAATATGTAACGGTGGTGGTTGTGTTTGCTGCCAAGGTGTTAGACGCATTGCTAAACGTTGGAGTTATGTAAAACGTCTCGTGAGAATTGCCACGAGTGATGGTTGTGGAGGACATAATAAGTTCCTTTAAAACAAAAACATTGTAACTTAAAAAAGAAAAAAAGCCACCCTTTTGAGGTGGCCTTTCTTAGCCACCGCAGAGTGGTAGCCTTCTTTCTAGCATCTTAATAAGTGCTGAAATCGTAACCATAGATGTAAACATCCATAGTAGCCGCTGCGCCTTGAGCAGTTCCTACGTTAACGTACAGGTAAGTACCTGTGTTCGTTGCGGTAGAAGCTACGGTGCGTTGTGACACAACAGTAGGTCCTGTTAATGCGGACAATGCAGCGTTAGAAACGATTGCACCTTGAGCACCAGGAGCCGTAAACACACCTGCCGCAGCAGTTGTTAAGCTAATGGATGCGTTAGTGAAAACAACGTTTGAAACACTCCAGTTGGCAGCGTTAATAACATTCAATACTGTGTCACCAGTTGCGTTAACGTTCACACCAGTTGCGACCGCCAACAAGCGAATAGCTTGATTGGACAATACGTTCTGTGGGTGAATCGTTGTGGTGATTGAGGGTCCTGGATTAGTATTCGCCATGATCTTTTCTCCTTAAATAAAATTAGGCTGCAATACGGCAAGCCAACTCAGGGTACAAAGGTGCCCAACCGTACAACACATCAAGACGAGTAGGAATACTATCGTTATTTATGGTGTACTGCCTAACCACACGGAGTGAGAGTCCGATTTCTTTATCGCTTGCACGACCAGCGAAATGGACCCCCTCGGGTAGCTCGAGATCAGCAGTCGCTAACGTAAATGCTGACCGATGGAACAACATATTTTGTGGAGAAACAGAACCTGTGTTGTTAAACTGGGTTACGTTTGCTGCACTTGATGTTGTGGGAATCGACACGTTTTGGAACTGACCTGAAGTGATAACCGCAGGAGATACAGTTACAGAAACGCTTGAACCTGAAGCGATTGTCACAGGTGCTTTAACAACAAAGTTACGCAACTTGTTTGAACCGTAAGGTTGACGATTTTGTGGGTTGGTTGCATACACACCAGCAATCTGAATCACGTCACCTGCGTTCAACACAAAGTTACCTGTGTTAGCTGCAGTCAATGTAATTGTTGAACTTGATGCCCAACCTGATGTCAAGAAACCTGTACCAGTTGTTGTGTTAACAGAAGCAGTAATAGTAGTTGTACTGTTTGTACCGAATGTTTGGCTCACAACGTTTTGATCGAGTTTCCAGTTGACCCCCGCAGAATCTCTTCCCATAAGCCCTTTACGGTATTGCTCACCGATGGCTTCTTGAGGGACAAACAAACCTTTGAGTGAATCAACGATTGTTGCGCTTGTGAAAGGCTCAACGATACAAGCTCTACGTCCGTCTCTTGGTGCGCCTTCAGAATCAAGATAAGCACCTGCGGTCAAGTAGGTGATCAATCCTGTTGGAGGTGTACCAGCAGTACCAACGATGTTAGCGGTTTGTGAAACTGCCATAGTCAAACCATCACGGTCAATCTTATTGGCAATCGCAGCAACTGCAGGCTTCAAAACACGATCAGAGAACATGTCCAAGGACAATGCCAAATCTTGAGTTGTGAACTGCGTTGACACTTGGAATTGAGTAGACAAAGTAACAGGACTTGATGTCTCGTTAAAGTCTTCAATTACGAGTGCGGGACCCACCGCCCCTACGAACCTGCCTGGTCTGCGGACATTCACGGTATTGCCGATCTTTGCGCCAACTACGGCAAACTGATCGTCATAATCTCTATTGACCTCTGATGTGAAGGTCAACTCATTCTCCAACACCATAAGGGCTTCATTGGTGATTTTTGATATCGTCAGAAGTTGGTTACTCATGACTACTCCTTTATAAAAAAATTAAATTTCGATGAACAAAAAAGGGTTACCTTACCTTGCCACTTTTTCTTGCTTCTTTCCACTCAGCATAGCTTCCATACCATTTTCCATTACTGTCCAATTTTGTTTCAGCTATACCAGTAGTTGCTCGAATCGGTGTCACAGGCGCAGGTGCTTTACTTCTTGCCACAGGTTTATCTTCCGCTTTCGCTTCAAATCTCGCCTCAAGTTTTCCTATCTCTTTAAGAGCAGATCGAATAGGCATTGACGCAACTTTGCGAGCATAGTCAGCATCTTCAGCTAGGTGATACAGAATCTTTGGTCCTACATCACTCTCCAGAATTGCGTCCCTTACCGCATCATTCACTACAACATCAGATGATGCAACGATGGCATCAAAATCAGGTAGTTCAGCTTTCGCTTGCTCAACTTTTGTAGCCCAAGATTGTATAACACGTTGCATTTCTGCTTGTGCCTTTGCTTGCGCCTCCTCTTGCTTCATCGCCTCAAAACGCTTATCAGCGGTGTATTCAGCTAAAGCCTTTGCATATTCAAATGCGTCTTGAAATTGGCTTGGTTGCGGTTCTTGATCAGTAGGTGCAACTTGCGGTTGCGCTTGCCTCTCATAACTCTGTAACTTTTGCTCTAATTCATAACGTCTTTGACGCTCTTNCTCNGCTTCCCTACGTGCTTCTTCACGTTGCTTAGTGATTTCGCTAAATCTTTTCTCAAGTTTAGGATTTTGCTTTTTAGGCTCTTCCTGTGGTTTGGCTTCCTCTTCCGCTTGCGGTTCACTCCCTTCAACTTCTTCCTTTACTGGCTCTACTTCTTCAGTAGCCTCAGTCTTGGTTTCTGTTGGGGCTAAACCCAATTTTTGTGCATAGAACTCAGCCG